CCCAAATGCCTTGTAAAGCTTTTTCAGGGAATGATACGGCGTAGGCGTAGCACTCTTGAAACACTAAACAGGATTCGCATAAGGGCCTGATTATGGCTTTGGCTTGGGCTGACTCTTGGGCGTTGCTAGGAAAAAACAGGTTGGTGTCAATGCCTCGACATGCCGCTAATTGTTGCCAGTCGGGTCGGTCAACATTAAACATTTGCTAGCACATTCTCCAAGGTTTCCAACCGCAGGCACCTGTTTCTGCTGTGGCGTCATAGAGCAGGAAACCAAAACGCAGGTTGAGTGTTGGGTCTGACATGGATTCTTCAAACGGCATGTTAAACAGTTCTTCGGCCCAGCGTTTATGCACAATATTTGCCTGCACCAATCCGTGATCGGAACCGTTAAAACTGGGGTGCAAATGGTTGACATTAAGGCACCTTGACTCTTTCCAGATTAGGCGCCCTAGTTTCTCTAATGTTTCGGTGTTGTTGGGCCAGCCAACCGACACGGCAACGGGCAACCATTCCTGGCATTTGGTTGCTGGGTCCACATAAGCCACACGGGTGGTGGGCTGTGTCGACGTGGTGGTGCTAGTGGTGGTTGTCAGCTCTACGGCACGGTCCTGCAGCTGTTGGGGTGACAAGTCGCCCAGGCTAATTGTTGCCAGTGGTTTCACATACGTTTGGGGTGGCGTGTCTTTTTGGTTCACTACCGCAAAGGCCGCACACATTAGGTAGGTAAATAGGGCTAGCCCTAAGTAACGCTTTACATTCATTTTGTTGTCCTTCAGTCGGGGTCAGGTCGGGATATGTCTACCGATTCGGTAGGTCTATGTCAAGCACCCATAATAGTTTTGAAAGCATGGTGAACGACATCAGGGTGGTCGGCTAGTAGTGGGGCGACTTCGACATGAACCCATTGGGCGCCTTTTGAGCCAATAGTGTTTTTGTCGTACACACGCCAGGCGTCACGGTCACAGCGGTAGCCAGCGCCCCAACCTTTAGGGTTGTTTTTGTAGGTACCTGCATAATCGTGTATTTCTTCTATACCCAGAATGTCACGGTGGGTATATAAGAAGTCGATCAGTTTTAACCGTTGTTCAGGGGTGCCTTTAAGGTCTACAGCTCGCCAGGTGGCATGTACTGACTTCTTTGGTGGGGTTGTCCCAACCATGTTTCTGTCGTTAAAAATGCCTATGTTGGTAACGCCGAAAAGGTAGCAACAGTAGTCCACAAACACTTTGGTACCTTCACGCTTGGCGGCGTGTACGGCGTCTTTGTTGCCGGTATAGGGTCTAATTGCCATCGTCTTTTTCTCCCTTGTCCTTTAGGCCGTTGCTGGCAAGGATTCCAGATAGGGCGCCTGTCAAAAACAACATCATTGGTGATAGTAACGCCCAGGCTGATTCGTCATTAGGGCTGACTTCCAAAGGTTGAATCACAAACAGCAGGCCGTACAACAAAGCTGCAGTCGAACCTAGAAACGCTACGGCTAAAGCAATACCCACGATAAGAATTAGTCGGGCTTTAATTTCTGAGTTTGTGTACTTTTTCATTGGTTGCACCTTTGAGCTGTGGGTTGGGTTTCGCAGTTATCACGGGTTCTGTCGTTACAACTGGTGATGACCAGCATTAGTGCAATGGCGAGGGCGGCGACAACGGCTAGCGTTTTCATGGCAGAGGGTGGTTGCTGTTGTAGACACCTTCGGCGACCCATGCTTCGTATTCTTCGTCGGTCATGAGGCGTTCGGTGTCGTCTACTTGAATGTAAACGGCGTCTTGTGGGTACTCGGCTTTGTATTCGTCAATGGTCATGTCTAGTTCCTTAGTCCATAAACTCTAATTGTTCCGCCTGTCATAGTTCCGACAGATGTTGCAAGAATAAACGATGTGTAAGAAGTTGAATTGTTTAGATATCCGGCTTGATTACCTGCATAAAAAGTGCTGTTTGCAATAGATGCTCTAATGCTCGTACCTTTACTGAGAAACGGCGAATTAAGTTCTATTACAGCATTCAGGCCAGTTGTTTGGCCTGAGCCGACATAATCCCAGTTACCAACATTTGACCCACCTGTAGCGGCTGGGGTTGTGTTGTAAGTGCTGTAGGAAAGGCTGTAGTAGTAGCCAGTTGTTGTTGCTCCTAATTTAAGGTTAAACGCTGAACCTGAAATGCTGTTTGCGCCACCTGAGACGGTAATTAAATAGTTGTCGTAGTCAGTTGAAAAAGCACCTGTAACGGTCACGCTAGACACGCCTGTACCAATCGTCTGTGTCTTGACAAGCCACAAACCAACAGCGTTCATTTCGGCCGCTGTTAAAACATCGCCAGAGTTAAAAGTGGGATAAGTCATATTTCTCCTTTACCAGCCAAGTCGACTGGTGTTTAAAATACCTAAAACTGACGAGTTAAGCGTAAAAAATTGGTAGTAAGTCAACGGACTAAAAGATAGTTCATAACTAGTTTGTTCAGGCGTAATGTTGATAGTCCAACCTTCCAAAACAACATTGACAGTTGTGTCAGAACCAGCGGCCGGTACACGGTAGGCAAGACTAAAAGCGATACCAGGGAAGTTAGCGAGAAATGTGGTGTACGCCGATGAGTTTTGCATACGGTCGGTAAACCCGATTTTGAAGCGTAAATCTGTGGTGTTTGAAAAGGTGTTAACAATCCAATCGCCGTTGCCTTGTGCCTGGGTTGCGTTGTAGTCGACTGTAGAAGAACTATAAAAGGCTTCACCATTAGCAGTTACTGAAGCCGTGTTAGTCCGTGTTTCGCTAGACAAACCCAAAGGCGAAATGGTGGCCGTGTTAATAAAAGTGACACCGTTTTGGATTCGTTCAAAAGTGTTGTAGGCAATAACTGTTGAAGCAGTATTGCGGCCGAAACTAAACGCTGTAGTTAGTCGGTTATATATTGACCCCCTACTAACAGGTTGCACGGTTTGGGCGGTTAAATCTGTAAACGCTAAACCTGTTCTCAGCAATCCCCTTTCAGTTGCCTGCAAAATGTTTAATTGGTTTAAGACTGTGCCGGTATAGGTTTGTGCTGAGGCAACCGAAGAACCAAGACCATAAAAACCGCTGTAGACATAAAGAACACCAGCAGGTAACGGGTCGGTGTTAAACGCTTCCATTTGAAGTGTTGTTATCAACTGGTTTAACACTTGTGCAGTTGCCTGATATCTGCCTGTTCGACTTAACGGGTCTACACAAAAAATGGTGGCTGTGCTTAGTCCTGTGTTGCCTGGGTGGTCGTTAAATGTTATTTGTTGTACAGCGAAAGTGTCTCTAAATCCTGCCGTAGTACTTGAGTTATAAACAAAAATTGGGTTATTTAAATTGAAACTGTTGGCCAAATTACTGTTGTTGTTAATCGTTATTGAAAGTGAACCGCCGCCGTAGTTGTCTAGGTACTTTTCTCTGCCTTGCGTAATAGAAGCCGAAAGAATACTGCTAGTGATGTCAGTAACGCCGTTTAAAAGAAATACCCAGGGCGTTGTAGGCATTACATTGACCTGGTGTTAATTGGCACGGGGCCTGACTGGTAAACATAGTTTTGTAATGCTTTAACAATGGCCTGGCTTATTTCTTGTGATGTCGATATGCCACCGTTGACATTGACAGTAATACCGCCACCACCGCCAAAGCCCATACTTCCCAACTTCGACAACGGGATAACCGCTTCAGGGCCTGATTCGCCAATCATTGACAAGGTTGGGCTAGTAACAATTCCACCCTGGGCAAGCATGGGGATATCGGGTACATCAAATCCGCTACCACCAATACCAGGAACCCAGCCAGGAACTTTAAAAGACAGTTTGCCTATGGTGTTATTCCACAGCCAGGCAACAGCCCTAAACGCCGCTTTAAACGGTGCAGAAATGACATCGGCAACAAAGCCCATAGTTGCTTTAATTCCGCTGTAAATCAGGCTAAATACTCCCATAATGTCGTCTTTAAATTTGACCACAAAAGCGATAGCCATACCAAAAGGGCCAGTAATAATTGCTAGCAATAACGGCCAGTTGTCCTTAGCCCAGTTAAAGACATATTTGATAGCGCCCCACACGGCGTTAAAACCAACTTTGATACCGTCAATAGCCTTACCGAAAATGTCAAATTTGACTTGTAAAGCAACCAAAGCCGCAATAATTGCAATGATGACAACGGCACCAGTAGCAACCCAAAGGGCGGTAAATGAAGCGGCCGTAA